ATATATTCAATCGCATCCTGCATCGGCAGTTTCCCAACCTCTGCCGGGGTTAGGTCTCGGCCACCAGCTTGCTCAGGAAGCAGCAATCCCTTACGCAGCGGAGTCGTAGTGTAGTTCGTCGGAGGGTTCTGCGTTCCGGTCGGTACACCCTCTAACGACGATGGAAGAGGAATCGGGTGGCTTGCGCCCGCCTGTTCTGGCAATAGCCTCCCAAGTCGCTGTGGCGCGGTTGTGTAATTTGTAGGCGGCGGTTGCGTTCCGGTCGGTACACCCTCAAGCGAAGACGGTAACTGAATCTGAGCCGCCGGCAGCAATCCCTTAATTGGGGGTGCGCCGGTTCCGACTTCCCGCGTTGCCTTGATTCCGCTATCGGCTAAACTCTGGAACCCGTTTTGCAACATCTTACCGATATTCACGTCCGCCACGGCTGCTTGGCTCGCAGAGGCTATTCCACTTTTGCCCCCTGTGATGGCCGATATGACCGGCTTCAGAACTGCCTTAACGACGCCGGGTTGATTAAGTTCGACGGCGTTCATTCTAGCCTGTAGCTGGTCACGGATTGAACTTAGTCCAGCGTAGCGGCGTTCATAGCCCTTGATTCCCGCTTCGCCTCGATTACTCAACTCTTGCGCGATTGAATCGGACAGATTGCGGTCCAATCCCTGAAGAGAACCCATGCGCTTGCTATTCCCCTCCGATACTGCCAATTCCTGCGGAGTCATCCCGCGCAATGGTGCAAGTTCTCGATTCGTCGCCCGCGCTAGGCTGTCCACTTCCTGTAAGGTCAACGGCTCTCCAGTAAGGGCTTTGGTGGCAAGTGCTCTATCTGCCGCCAGTCCTGCATTCTTAGAGAGATACGAAAGTCCGACCTGAGCATCTGCGCCTAACTTCGGCACCACTGCGGCATCCGAGTTGCGAGCAATCTGCGGCGCACGCTCTTCCGCATACATGTCGTGGAGGTGATCGTTGATAGCGTTTACCGTTGCCCGGACGCGCATGTCTGGGTTGATGACTCCGCCCTTTGCTTCAGACAGGTTTATGTCGCGTCCGATCTCGGCCAAGTCTCCTGCCGAAGCGTAAAGGTTAGCCCGGAACTGAGGGTCACTGCCGACCGGAGCCGATGCGCGGAAGATGTTCTCTGCACCGAGTACGGCCTTTGGCGGCATGTTTGCCACTTCGGGCATTACCGCTGCCTGTGCTCCGCTCGGACGCGCGTTCGTCACGGCATCAGAGATTGCCCCTTTGACCGTATTAGCTGCATCTACCGCTACGCCCTTTGGTATATCCGGTATCACCTTGGCCGTCTCTCCAACCAGCTTTCCCGCCAGCATAGGAGCCCACGTTCCAGAAGTCGCGTCAGCCATTCCTACAACGTCGCCACGCTGTGCCGCATTTGCTAGTTGCGTGGGGTCCGTTCCGATATACGGTGCTACCGTGCTGGCCGCCGTCTCAATCGGACCAGCTCCACGCTGACGGGCTTCCGCATTGGATTGAACTCCAGGCGCGGCAAGCTCGCCCATCGCCGCCCCTCTATCTGTAGCATTCGAGAACGGGCTTAGCATCGACTGCATCACGCCCGCCTGTTGATACATCGCTCCCGGAATACTCGCGACCTTTTCGGCGGCATTGTTTACCATCGTACCAATCGATGTTTTCGGCTGGTTTTGCGACTGCTCCAATTGCGTTGGCGCTTGATCTCTCCAGCCTAGGTTCGCGGCTTCTTTGCGGTCTGATGCCTGAATCCATCGGCCCTTTCCGTCTTCGTTAAACATCCACGATGAATCGGGAGTCGGCTTCGTTCCGGGATTGGTGTAGGGATCGCCCGCCTGTGGCTGCGAGCTAGTAGCGCTATCCAACTTGTATCCAGCGGGCAAAGGGGGAATAGAGGGCGACTGCTGGACGAGCGTGTAACCATTGGGGAGCGGGGGTGTGGCCATTACTGCACCGCCTGTCCGGTCTTTGCATCAACCCATCGCCCGTTATTTACGATGATTTCATGCCCGTTTGGTCCAATGGCACGAGGTACTGCTCCGCCCGCGTTCGGCTGCTGGCTTGCGCCCTGGGGAGTGCTGGACTGTTGCTGCACCTTGGCTGCATATTCGGGGTCAAGACGTGCTCGTGCGCCCATGGAGGCCTGCGAGTATCCCGGCATTGGCGTCCGGTAACTCTGGCTGGGAGCAGCGTTATCCCATGTATTCTGTAATTCGTCAAACTTAACTCCCATCGCCTGCGCCTGCTCTTTTATCGCAGCACCACGATTCAAAACTCCACCGAGCGTAGCCTTCTTGGACGCTATGACTTCATTCGTTTTCGGTTCTCCGTAGAACGTACCCAACTCATCAGCCACGGTGTCTAGCAGGTTGTTGTACGCCTTATAAGCGGCAGTCGTAGGATTATGCACGGCCACGGGGTTTTCGTTGTTGATTGTGTTAAGTTGATCTAAATGACGGAGCGCAGTAGAGCCAGCATTCAATTGATTTCCATATTTCCCGGCTCCAGTGAAGTCACGATATGCAGCGGTGTAGCTTTTCACTTTGGAGCCGTCAAAATCGGGATATTGCTGCGCGACCGCTGAGAGCAATGCTGGATTTTTGGCAGCGAGATAATCAAGTCTCGCCAGTGGCATTTTCCCTGTCCCTATTTCGTCAACCATCGGCTGCATTGCGACGGGAAGCGCCCCACCAGTTAGAGCATCGTTGCGGCTGCGATCTAGGGCTAGATGTCCTTGAGCAACGGCAAGCTGTTGACGCTCTGTATTTACACGCTGATCCCCTTGGGCTGATACAACTTGCTGATCCGGCGTCATCCCCACGTTCTGCACGGTTCGTTTGTCGAATTGCGCCGGGAAGCTCTTGGCCAAGCCGTGTGGCAACTGGTCTAGCTTCGACTGGTAATCATCTTGGTTCTGCGACATAGCGAGCTGGGCAGCCGTAGTCTGAAGCGCCTTCTGTTGTGCGCTCGCACCCAACTCATTCGCGCGCTGAGTGTTATAGCCCGTCTCTGCTTGCGTCTTCGCGTCAGCTAGTGCCTGTGCGTGCATTCCGAGAGGGACTTCAAACCGCGACAGGGTGTCATTGTCTGGAACCTGCTGCGGGAACTGTGAAGTGTCGAGTCCGTTCTGCTGCGACCACGCTAATGACTGTTGCCATGTTTGCTGGCGCGCGTTGGGGTCAGTAATCCCCTTGACTCCCTCAAGTTGCTCATACGCCTGTTTGTTAATCGAAGCCATGTTCTCAAGCGTTACTTTCTTTGCATTAGACTGAGCAAGTAGCGTATCGGCGGCGGTTTTCTGCTGAGTCTGAAGCGGCGTAAGCAGTTGCGGTGGAACACCCTTCGACACAGCCTCACTGTATAGCCCGTTGTAGTCATATCCGGTGGGGCGACCATCGGAGTCTTTTGTGACATGGTTTGGGCTGATCTGCTGCAATGTTTGCATAGCTTTCGCTTGCAACTGTTTTTGCTGGAGGTCAAGTGCCCCACTCTGTAATTGTTGCGCCCCCACCTGTTGCTGCTGTTGGGAGTTTTGGATCTGCATCAAACGTGCGTACTGGTCGAGCGGGCCTTCCTGCTGAACTGGAGGCTTGATATCTAAAGATGGTAAAGGAATTGATGCCAATTTATTACCCTCCGTTCATTGCGCCGCTGTCATTCAGTCCGCCCATGCCATACAGCGGGCTATTTGGATTATTGTACGGATTAGGGTTGTTCGTCTTCGTTAGGCTCTGGAGCATCGCGTACTGACTGGCTTGGTTTCCAAGATTATTCAGCGCGCCACCGTAGGCGTTTGCAGACCCGACATAGCCGCTCGCCATCGCCGCTGCTGCATTGTTGCCTTGCTGTCCGATCTGCGTAGCGGCATTGCTCAGTGTGGAACCAACCTGCTGCCCGCTGTTCGCCAGTCCGTTATTGATCGTGTTCGCCGCCGTCTGCCCAACTCCGGCCACTGATGCAAGGCGGTTGTACTGGTTCGCCTGGTTTGCCTCAAAGGTGTTGAAGTTTGTTCCGTATCCCTCAAGCGCGCGGTTGTAGACGTTCTGGTATTCATTTGACCCAAAGTTCTGTCCGTACTGCTGAAGCGCATTTGCTGTCCCGCCAGTGAGAAGGTTTCCGCTGGCCGCCGCGCCAAGATTCAATGCCTTAGCGCCTTGCTGAAGACGGAACTGATAGCCGGGATCGTTCGCTTCCGTTACGCCCGTGGGTGCTTGGAATGTCTGATTCCACCCCTGCTCTAATTGGCCCTGCCCCAATCCAGTGTTTCCCGGACTCGGCGTGATTCCGCTCCCGCTGGCTGCGTTCGGAGTCAACCCGGTACCACTTGTTCCCCCTGTCGAAGATTGTCCATTTGTACCAAACGGACTTCCTGCACCACCTGGAAGATTCATCTGTGGGACATTGACGCCCTGCGCAGCGGCTCCGGGAGAGATACCAAGGCCGTAGTCCAAATCTGACAGCGCGCCCTCGCCAGACTGATACCATGGCTGCTGGTTGGCGATCTCGGCGTTTGATAGGTTGCCTTGATACTGGAGATTCGTGTTTGCGGTCTGTGCCTGAAGGTTCGCAGCGTAATCCGCGGCATTCGCTTGCGTCTGTGCCGCCTTACCGGCAGCGTTGGCACTGATCATTCCGCCGGCAACTCCGCCAGCCGCGCTCACGGCCGCCCCAACCAGCAACGCGGTTCCTGTTGCGATTCCAGACATACGCTATACTCCAGTGACCGTGATCAGGTCGTTTCCGTCGCGCCGACTTGTTAGCAATTGATCCATTTCGTCAGTGAATTGCGCTTCCGCTTCTTCCACTGTCTTTGCGTTAGATGGAAAAATCATAGTGATTTCAGTTGGGCCAATGGTCACATAGACCTGCTTTCGCCCCGCGCTCGCTGGCATCACCTGATACCCCTCCAGCGAATACCACTTGTCGCCCGCGAAAACACAGCACCGACCATTTACCACCAGCATCGTCGGGATCTTGATTAGTACGCTAGTGATCAGCATCCCCGCAGCTAGGCGGCACGTTCTGGAATACATCCCAGCATGCAAGACGTGTTCCATCTGCACTTGAAGCGTGTGCTCGTGAGGTCTAACCCTGGCCTCTAGCGACTTGATTTTCTCGATTACGTCAGGCGGTGCAGAGGGAAGCGTGTTGCCTTGAACCAATAGTTCTTCACTCATTGGATATGCCTGCAAAACACGCTATTAGTGCGCCGGTATGGCTTCAGCAAGGACAGCAGTTTTTCCAATTGGCTTCCGGTCGGTGCGCTGTACAGTATCGCTACGCATTCCTTCGACTTGGCGAACTTCTCAATTGCCGACATTAAATCAAGTCCAGTGTTTCCGGTTCGGTGTTTCTTGGCCACAAATAGGCTTTCCACGGTAGCAATCTTCTTGCCGTAGTGCGGAAGAACGTACGTCAGTTCCGCCGCAAAGCCAACCAGTTCATCACCGTGAAACGCGCCGAATGTATGAAACATCCCCGAACTTTCCATCATGGCGTACATAACGGACTGGGGAGATGCCTCGCCAATCTCAGGTATAGAACACTCCGCAGCGTACTCCGCAAGCAGGTCGCCAGCTTCCAGAATAGAGGCGTAGGGTATCTGTCGAATGCTCACCATTGCCCCTTTGCGTATCTCGCCCAGGTGTTCTTATCTGTGCAGACGTAAAGGTAATTGGAATCATAGGCAAGCTGGCCGGGAGTACCGCCCGCCGCCGCACTTGCTGGCGCGGTCACAATCTGAGGCGCTGCGTTGACGGCTGACGTGAGCGGAGAATAGAACCTCTGCCACTCAGAACTTACCGTTCCGGCATCATTGCTGTGGGGCGCTCGATATGGAGGATTAGGAATCATGCGATCTGAGCCAGTCTCTTGTTCAGTCGCTGCTGCGGGTCAAATCCCGGAGCAGCTCTGAGATAAGCGTTGATGATTGTCCATGCGATAGGATCGTCAACCGTCACTTCATACACGCGATCCCTAGACCTTCCGAGCCGACGCCATATACAGCGCGTTTTATAGGTTCCCGCTTTGCCCGCTGAAACCCAGTGCTCGCTGCTCCACGTCTTGCCGCCGTCATCTGACCAGCGCAACATCATCTTCGGGTCACGCTGCCCCGCCGTGGCCGGAATGATGGTGATTACTCCATTGAGCACCGCCAGCCCGGTCTGCAACTGCGTTCCGCTCGTGGCCATCTGGAATAGCTGGGGCGCGGAAGAATCGTAAGCAACCTGCGTGATCTGAAGTACCGGGCCGGGACCAACACCGAATTGCCACGTCACTCCAGCGTTCTGGCCATCGTTGACGATCGGCGGAAACTGCGCTCCACCAGCAAGCTCTGCATACTGAATCACGCTCGCATCGTCGATTGTCAATTGCCAAGCATTTCCGCTCACATCGGCCAACTGCAACTGCGTCGGGCCCGCACCCTGTCCCGGGAGCGCCGGAATCGGACCAATACCGACTTCCGCATCAACCTGCATTTCTGCATGGCGAATCCACGCTTGCTCGCTGGAGATATGCGGCGCGCGGCGTTGCCGTCGAATGTTCGCACCGTTATCCGTCAGAATGGATATGCTCTGCTGATAGATTTTTCCAGAATTCCAATCGCCTACAAGGTGTTTCCCAAACGCGAAAGAATGCGTAATGCCGTGCCACATCTCAAAATCATTACCGTTCCGCCGCGCGCGGTCATGCCACAAACCAGTAGCTACGTCGTAAACCCACGTCTTGCCAGCGGTTGGGAAGTTCAGCACATAGAAGCTATGCCCGTTCTCCTGATAGGTGTAACCAATAGCGTCAGCTACAGTCGAGTAGCCATTGAACTCGTTCTCGATAGCGTGATTGCTCACCCTGACAGGGAGGTATCCGTTAGCTCTCCACACCATCGCCTGCCCGCGGTCATCCTGCCCCAACCAAAAGAAGCTGTTATCGAGCTTCGCGGGACTCCACTGTGCCGCACAACCCTGCTCCATGAACCCGCCGGATACCGGCTGCCAAGGGTTATTCACGTCGCCAGAGTTGTAATAGAAGGCCGAATGGCCGCCGCCAAGGAAGAACGGCTCACGGAATCCCTGAATCATTCCTACCAGGTTCTCTGGAAACTCCGAAACCTCAAACACATACAAATCGCTCCAAGTCGTAGCATCATTTGGGTTCGACATCTGGAACTTATTTGTCCCGCTCAACAGCGCGAGGAACTCACCGTCAGCATAAGTAACTTGTGAGATCGGCCCAACTGGGCCAGTCCCGTTGCTCTGTGAGACTTGCTGAAAGGTTCCCGCTGGCACCGTTACGCCGTTTAGCGTCACGTTCTGAAGATAGAACACATAGATATTTCCGCCGCTCGCAACTAGCAATTGAATCTGGCTTGCTGCCAGCGAGGCCATGCTGAGGTCGTCAGGAAGATTCAATCCGATAGCCGTATAGGTTCCATCGGCCATCACCTCGTACAGCGTCGTTCCTACAACGGCAAACATCCGGCCATTGATAGCGAATGTACCGCGCACTGAGCGCCCCGGAAGCGTGGCGAAGGTAGCAAGCCCCGGCGTGCGATAGAGCACATAGGCCGATTTCCCCATCCCCGACTCAACCGATTCCAGATACCAGTTTCGGCAAATCTGGCAGTCGGCGAGGACGCTCTCGGATGTATAGCTCGCGCTGCAAAACCCAAATTGCGCCATTTAGTTTCCACGTGTTCCGGTTAAATAATTCCAATCAGGGATAATTCGCCGACTGCTGCTTTTCGGAAGTCCGCCAGAAAGGTAAATGCGTGGTGGAGGGTCGTTATTGTCCATCACCGTTTTCTTCGCTTCATTGCGAGCAGCCACCAGTTCTTGACTCGGCTCCATTTGGTCAGAAGGGCACAACTCAATTGCGAGCTGATAGCAGAGGTACTGCCAATATCCAGGCGGCAGAACCATTGGCATTGAAGGCTTGATGGCTTGCGGGAGGTTGGTAAACATCTCCAACCGAACTGGATAGGCGCTGGTAGGGATGGGCCAGAAGTTCAATGTTCCGTTTGGTACGTCGGGAGAATAGTAAACGTACAGCGGAAAATTGTTGGTCAGCGACTTCAGCCGCTCCTGCGCCCACCGCTCCTTGCCGACAACTTCAATTGGAAGATCCACGCCATTGGGGATGACCACGGATGCCGACTCAAGCCGTACCGGGCGCTGCGCGATAGCGAACGTGGCCCCTGCTGGCCCGATGGTATGCGGTGCAAGGTTGGGAATGAGGGTATAGAGATTGAACGCAACGGTGTAGATCATCGACCGCCGCGCGCCGAGCATGTCAATTATCCGCTGGAGCTTGGAAAGTGCCCAGTCCATGTCGTAAGCGTCCAAGTCTTCGCCCGCCGCCAGGTGCCCGATTTCCATATAGGCTGAAGTAATTATCTGGGCCGGAGTAATGCTTGGCTGCGTATTGCCGATGCTGAACGATTGCGCTGTGCTTGCCATGTTCTCTCCCTATACCCTCACCCGCTTACTGCTGTTGCCGTGGACGTCCAGGGCCGCGCCGAGTGTGTTCTACTTCGTGCCCCGCTTCCGCCCCCGAAACAATAGAGCCGGAGTCCATATCGAGCAGCTCGTCAGTCCATACCCGGTTTCCGTTGCGGTGCTTCTTGCCTTCGTCAACGTGTCCAACGTGCCATTCGCACCGCAGTTCGTGGCCGGCGTATTCCTTGCCAGACTCACAGCGCAGTTCCGGTGCATGCGGCTTTTCTATGTATCCGTTGCCCTTCGCCGCGTGCTCATCTTCTTCATTGTTTGCAATCAGCGTGATGTCAGGCTGTGTCCGGTTCGCCGGAGTCCGATACATCATCTTCGGGAACTCGATAAATGGCAGAGCCTTCAGTGGAGGGTGATCAATGTTGAACTCCGTCGCCATGCGCGGGCCGGATTCCTTCTTTTGCTTCTCCATGTACTCGTAGAGTTCTTCCGCGCTGGTGAAATCTGAAATCTTTGGTTTGTAGGCGTTGGGGTCAAGTGAAGATTTACCTCGAATTGCATCCCAATCGACGCAAGGCATGTTGATTCTCCTTATGGTTTTATGTGGTGCTGGTTTTTATTGGAGCAAAAGCGCGGCCCCACCGAAGCAGGGCCGCAAGTGTGACAGTCAAACTTAGGTGGCGACAATTCCCTTTACGCCGTTGGTGGCAGTGCCACCAGAGACGTAGGTCTGCCCCTTGGTGGTAGCATCTCCAATCGCAGTGAACCCGTACAAACCGCTGCCGGAGTCAAACGCGAGGATTCCGCCGCAACTAGCAACCATGTGAGCGAACGCGGCAAGCGCGGTGCCCCCGGTGGAGTTCACTGAGTTGATGGCCTCGCAGCACTTAATGAGTACCCATCGATCCAGCGCGTTGGCAGCGGCAGCCAGTAAAACGTACTGAAGTCCGTCACTTGACCACGACAAGAACGTGCAGTTCTCGAACACGTTACGAGCGGCGCTAGAGCTGATCTCTATTGTCGCATTCGCCCCGGTGCGAATAACCGTATCCAGGCCGATATTGCAATGGCCAAAGTAGTTCTCTCCAGCGCTCAGAAGAACGCAACGAGAGCCCGCGTCGGTTGCACCGGTGGCATCGCCCATGCCTTCAATGTCGCAATTGATAAAGGCATTGCGCTGGCCGGAAACCGTCAAACAGATTTCAGCCGCAACCCCAGCCGTGAACCCTTGAAAGAAGCTCAAGTTCTGGAATAGACATCCGTTGCCGGACACTACAAAGAAATTGGCGAAAGCAGCAGCGGTCGCCAATGGAGCGATACGAGCGCGCTGTGACACCATAGACGGAGCGCAAACACCGATCAGGTGACAAGCGTTCTTCGCCCAAGTGAACGTAGCGCTGGTTCTGGCGGAACCGGTTGACGTACCGTTACCCTCAAGAACCAGCACATCATTGTTACCGCTGGTCATGAGGTTGTACCCGGCGGCAAGCGTTTGCACGGCGCTCTTTGGAGACAAGCCAGAATTAACGTCGAGGCCGTTGACCGGATCGACGTAGTACACGTTGCCAGTCACGCCGAGGCCCATGCGGTTAATGGCCGACTGGATGGCGTTGGCACCGGCGAGCGTGAGTGATCCTAGATTGGGAAGCCCTGCAGGAAATGAACTCATGGAGATTTTCTTTCTACTACGGCGCTCTGGGGGTTCCCGGTAGGTTCCGTTTCACCTTATCCATTAAGCGCGGTACTGCAGCGAGGCGGCATTGCTACCGCCCCGCTTAACTCTTTTGTTTCGGGCACTTATCAATAAAGATACAGATAGGCGCCATTCAAGGTGGTGAAGCTGGTAGGCGGGGTGAAACTCGGCAACGTGCCGAAGGTTCCAGCCGCGGCAGACTTATAGGTCAGGATGTTGTCCTGATACCCCGTCTTGAGCAGATCAACATAGTCGCCGGTGCCATTGCTCATCATGCAACCGTAATACTGAGTTGGGCCAACGGCGTAAAACGGAGTAGTGAACGGAAGCGCGGCCCAGGCGTAGTTCGTTCCCGCAACCACCGTTCCCGCAACTGCGGAATTAGCAAGCAGGTTCCCAGCAGCGTCATACAGTGCATAAATCCATTTGTCGGTGCCGTTGCCAGTGGCTCCAACGTGGACTCCGAAGCCAGTAATCAACTTGCTGTGCGGCAAGGCGATTTCCGTGCAGTACAACTCGGCTGCAACCGTAGCGGTGCTGGTGCCAAGCGCGGCTCCACCATTCGTCGCTCCCGGATTCGGAATGGGAAGACGATATTCGGTTGCGCGCGTGGTCTGCCTTGCATCACCGTTCACCCATTGCCCACCAACGCAGTCAGAAATCAGACCGCTGGTGAACTGAATGCGCGGCAATGCCGGTTCGTTACTTCTGACGCACGAGCCCTGATCAACCGCAGGCCCAACTCCAGACTCTCCAGCGGAGAAGTTTACGAGGTACGCCGGGACCACAAAAACCATGGCACCGGACGCATGAGCGTGAGCAGCCGTAGAACCGTAACTGCGAATCACGGAAACGTAAGAACTGTTGATCGCGGTGACAAGCTCCAGCTCCCGGTCAACGTACAGCCAGGTCGTGGTGTTGGGGGTAATCCCGCTGTATGCGGTAACGCCAGTGGTGCTGGTAAGCGCAATGGAGCTGTCCGAAACGCCCTGTGCAGCCGAAAGCGTGGTATTGGTGAGAATTACCTGAGCCTGAGCCGGGGCGGTGAAAAGCGAAAGCGCCAGCACCATACCCAGCAGAGAGAGTACGATAGAGAGTTTCTTCATGTTCGTTTCCTTTAACCCGCCTTACGGCGTCGGTTGAGATTCTTAATCGCGTATGTTACCCATCGGCAATTGTCAGGTTCGTAACTGCGGTCATTGTCCCGGCGATCAATGGTGAGTCGTGCCCTTCCAGTGCGCCGTTCATAGCCGTTTGCTAGTGCCCAGTCATAGAAGGTCTGAAAATAACACCTCCACTCATCGCACACCGTAATTCCGCGACCGCCATAATCCGGATATTTCCTGTTTTTCGGATTGCAGCATCGCTGAATCATGGCCTCCCAAATACTATACAGTGGGGACGCCGATAGCCCGTGTGTGCGATTGGTGAATCGTTCCCTTTTCAGGCAACCACAGGATTGCGTATTTCCAGTCCTAAGACTTGTTAAATAACATCAATAGAATCAGGCACCTGCAACCGCAACAACTCCGTTATCCTGATACATATTTCCAAAGCCGTAAGGAATATCCATACGGTGAGTCATGCAGTATTGCTTCTGGTCCCAGGCGACGATGTAGGTGATTGACATGCCGGTATCCGGGTCGCTGATCTGTTCAGCCTTCTCCACCATCTTCGGAGGATCGGGGTACTTTCCACCAACAATGGCAAATGCGTGCTCAGATAGTGCAAGCGACACAACGCCAGCGGCGCCGGACGGGTTAGCGGTTCCAGGCCACATGGTCAAAGCTGCGTTGGCTGCGGGCAGAGCGTTCACGTTCTGGTAAGGCGAACCGGGACCATAGATAGCAGGCAGGACGACGAGCGTGTCGTTGCCACCGGTCAGGGTAAGCGGCTGGGCTGCTACGAAGTTCATCAGGCCGAGTGAACCCTGAGCGCCGGTCATCGGGTTGACAGCGTACACGCCAGCAACGGAGAACTTGTCGCCAGCCTTGATCGTATCCAGCGCGGTTCCGGTGACGGTAAGCTGGTTGCCAGACTGACCCGCACCAACGATGGTCAGGCCATGAGTTGCGGCGGTCCCAGCGGTGAAGCGCTGGAGCGAGGTCGAGGCGTACACGTCAAAGCCAGCAATCTGCAACAGGATGCCTTCGCGGTACATCTTGGCCACGTCGGACATTGGGTTGAAAATCTGGTAATTGTTGGCAATGAAGGTTTCGATGATCGAAGGAGAGATAATCAGGTTACGCTCTCCACCTTTCGGACAGCCCTTTTCGTCCAGGCGCCGCTGTGAAGCCAACGCGAAGTCGATGGTCGTCGGATCAGCGCCAAGCGTGCCAACCACGTTCGAGGTATTCAGCATCGCAAACGTCGCGGCATCATAATCAATCTTGGTGGCCAGTTTGCGGGCAAACGGATGGAGGTAGTTTTCCACCAATTCCTTTTCGCTGCGTTCCAGGCTGACCAAACGCTCAAACTGGTCGAACTGGAAGTGCTCGCCGACCATGTTATTGATCGTCGCGGTGGTTACAACGCGGTTAATGTCCTGCGGCTGGTAGCCCAATCCAGAGGTGGTATTCAACATCGCTGGGCGCTTGATGGTAACGGTGGCGCCGATGGGGAACTCCTGCTCGTAGTCCTCCCTCCAGTCAGTGTTGAATAGCGCGGCAACCTTCAAGTCGTTCTGAAGGAGCGCGAGGATCGTAGTAGACACGAAATTTGTGGTGGCGAAATTGTTTGGCATTGGTAATTCCCTTTCAGAAATTGGTTATGGGAATCGTCCGAGCAGGTGCCATGATAGAAGCGGCTCTCTGGCTAGAACTTTCCCCGTCCTCGTAAAATTCCTTGTTCGCGCATGAGGGCTTTGACTTTCGCCATGTTCCCGCTCTGCACGGCTAGTTTCATCGGATCGACGGCGGAAACACCGTGCCCGCCTGTAACGTCGGCTGGCGGTGCTGGCACGCGCGTCTGAGCTTGTTCTTTGTGCGGTTCCGGGGCCGCTGGTTTCGGAGTTTCGGGGGTCGATACCTTCTTATCTGACGCCGCAATAACGGGCGCTTTTCCTGCATCGGCGCGACGGGCGCTTACTGCCTTTTGCACGTCTTTTTCCACATCAAACAGCACCGACAAAGCCTGTCTAGGATTCGTCTTTGCGGTCTTGATTAGTTCTGCGAGCGTATCGCCCTCGCTCAACGTAAACAGCAACTCGGCAAACACTGGAGAGAGGCCAACGGTATCACTGAAAATCTGAGGTACTGTCGAATCCTCGAAGATCGCTTTCGCGGCTGCATTGATGTTCGGCTCTGAGCCTGGATGCGCGTCTAGGGTCTCCTGATATGTCTTACGAAAGCCCTCTTGCTGGCGCTTTTGTTCGGCTTCCCAGTCGCGTTTTTCCAGCTTCCAATCTGTGAGCGCCTCGGTGTAATCGTCTACGGCCTTTTCATACGCTTCGAGAGTCTCGTAGACCAACTGTCCGCCCTTCGTGTAGGTGTCACGCTCAGGGCGAGTCGGTTTCGGTTTGGTAAACTCCAGAGCCTTGGCTTTCGGCGCTTCCGCCGCGGGTGACGATTCCGCCCTTCCGTCTGATTTCTTGCTCAGTTCAACAATGCGGCCTTCCAGTTCGGCAATCTTGCGGTCTTTCTCGCTCTGGACTCCCGCACCTTTGCTGATCTTCTCAATGGTCGATTCGAGCTGGTTTATCCGTTCTTCGGCAGTCAGCTTGCCATGGGCTTTGGGCTTCTCACCCTCACCTTCGGGCTTTGCGGCTTCAGTACCAGCTTCCTTGGTTTCCGGTTTAGCTTCTGCGACCGGCTTACTCTCGACCTTTGCGGGTGACGGTGCCGCTTTCGTCGGTAATGTTCCGCTGCGTCTGAACTCCTCACGTTCGCCTCGCGTCCAAGTATTCATGGGAGCGAGTACGGGTTGGACCGGAGGGGAGACTGTGGAAGTGGCTTCAGTGTTTGAATTCGTGGTGGACTCGGTAGACGGGACCGCTACAGCTACGTCGTTTGGCATTTATTCTCCATAAAAAATACGCCCCGAAAGGCGTCAAACTGCGATTAGCTCTTGCGCCGAGCAGGCGATGGTTCTAAACTTCACAATTATGGCGATGCTTCTAGTTCAGGGCGTTCGTGACAAGACCGGGAACATCATTACGCAATTGTTCCGTTGCCGAGGCTGTCACCGTGATTTTGTGCCTACGGGCATTGTTTCAATTGCCGATGGCGATGCTTGTCCATTTTGCAATTCTAAACACTTTGAAGCAGTTACATTTGTTCAGCCGAGCAACAAAAAACCGATCTAGGAGACACTTCATGGATCATGCCGTCGATTCAGATGCGCTCTATTACTGTGAGATTTTGGATTATGTGGATCCAACGGCGGAACCAACTGCTGTAGTCATCCACACCGCACTAGAAACAATCCGCTCCAATGCTAGATCCGAACTTGGAGACAACGTGTTTCTTGATAACATCGTTTGGTGGTTCGTTGGCACGCCGCATTTCTCCTATGTACTTCGTGCCCGCGCCGTAAAATTAAAACCAATCGATTTGTAATGCGATCCGTGGTCAACCGGCGCTTCCCGGATACTCAGTTACACAGGGTTAGCGGTTTCATTGTGCCGCTTTACCGTCAACCGCCTCTTTGAGGTGAATAACGAGAAGGTCAATCGCAATACAACGGTCCACATAAGAAATATGATCGGGTAAAAATGCTCCCGGAATATGCGATCTGGACCGGAATTAAAACGCGATGTCTTAACTCCCATTCAACCAGTTTTGCAAACTATGGCGGAAGGGGGATCACTATTTGCGAACGATGGCTTGATTTCTCTTGCTTTTTCTCTGACGTTGGACCTCGCCCGACGAAACTCCATAGTATCGACCGAAAAGACAATAGCGGTAATTACGAGCCCGACAACTGCCGATGGGCTACCTCCAGAGAACAAGCACTAAATAGAAGACCGGGTAAGCGCGGTAAATATAAGAAACATTGCGACCGGAGTGCAATAGCTACAGCAAGAGAAGCTAGGAAACGGGCTGCCCGGTTGGCGGCGGCGATTGGTTAGGCTCTTGCACAGACTGTAACGCATTCTGTTGCGCGTTTTGCTGAGACATATTCCTTTCGTGAGATTGATCTATCGCTTGCAGTGCGACCTCGTGACTCTGACTGTGGAATTGTTTAACCAGGTCAGCAATGAACTCCTGCCGCTCGCTTGCACTCTGAGCCTTCGTGCTCACTTCTGCAACCGCAATCTTCGTTTCTCGGTCGAGGTTCGCCTGTGTCACCATCTGCGTCATTGCAACCGTGTGTTGGGCCTCGATCTCCTTCAGCTTCATGATGTGGTCAGCCGTCTTGGCCTTCGCGTCGAACTGCAATTGCTGAAGTACTTGGCCTTGCTGCTGCAATGCCTGTTGAGCTTGCTGGAGCTTCGCTTGGAACTGGCCGATGATCGGTTTGGCCTCGGCTGGGATATCAGCCTGCGTTGGATTGATCGTTTCAGCCAGTGCGTCTACTTCCGGGCCAAGATTGCGCATCTTCAAGGATTGCGCCATGATCGCAGCCGCCGGACTTCCGGGAGGTGGAATGTTGCCCATGTTCTGCATGATCTGGTCTGCTACATCACCAGCCGCTTCGCGCTCCGATTCCGTGCTTGGACCGCTTGATACCGTTACATCAAACTCGCCATTGTCCACTACCAAGTAATCGTCTTTTTCCTTGATGTCATCTGGAATCTGGTCAAGCTGATCTTTTGTGGTGACATACATCAGCCCATGTTTACCATCTTCACGCATTGCGGAAACGTGGCGCTGCGTGTCTATGCACTTGGTGATCAACTCATTCAGTTGCCGCCCGCGATTCTTCAAGCATCGCTCGAAGTTGTCAGTGAAGTGGAAGCTCCCCACCTGCTCCTGCGTTTGAATCTTACCGAGCGCAACCCCTGATTTCTGATTCTGCTCCTGTGCGCTGGTGGGCATGGGCATAATACCCATGGCCGACTGCACAGCCCTTCTCCAGGCCTCACGCGACATTGCGTAAGCCTGCGAGTTCGGAGCCCATATCGGTTTCTGTGGTGGCGGAAGTGGCGCACCAGCACCGTCCGGCATAGGGTCATATTCCAGGAACGCTATAGGCTCACTGGTGCAGTTTTCCCAAGCCTTACGGGCTGCGTCTGGAATCTGTCCCTTAGCTACAACCCATGGCGTCAGCGGAATAGATAGAAACTCGATAGCTTCCTGCGAAGCAATGAACGCCAGCATCGCCTGAGAATCGCGCGCTGTGCGCACCAGCGAGGCGAAGTGCCGCTCCGCTAACTCACCCTTGCGGGTCCAATACTCTTTGCCGATGCCAACAACGATCGGAATCCACGAGCCCGGCCATTCGTTGCGCTCAAGAATCTCCACGCCATTAGTGATGTACTGCACAACCCGGCACGGGCGAACCTTGCGGCGCCGGCCAACCTTCTTTGGCTTGCCGTACTCGCGTGCCCAGTATTCTAAGAGAACTACTTCTTTGTCGTGGAAGAACTGTGCGGCGGTTCTCTTGTCCGCATCGGTGAAATCGTGTTTCGTTGCCCACGGATATTTGCGCTTGAAATCTCTCTCTGGAATCGAGCTTGCAACGATACAGATATCTTGGTCGGAGAAGTCCATTTCCTGTGCGTTCGGGTCAGGATAGACGCTGAATCCATCGCGGATTGGCTTGACCCACGGCGTCACCTCGTCTGTATCGTCCGAGACATACTTCGTAGTGATTCGCTCGAATCCCCAACCGCAGTTGATCATGCCCTCAAATAGAACGGTGTCGGCGGCAAGCGCGTTCGCTTCGTGTTCAATGCCGCGGATAATTGCTGCCCTCCGCTTGGCGTCCTTGTCCGTCGCCCCAGTGCCGCGCGGAATCAGCTTGACCGCCCGCTTCTGCTCTCGGAGATTGTTGATTGCCTGGTTAAGGTACTGACTGATTTCGTCCGGGCAGATACACGGCAGCCCAGCAGCCTCACGGCGCATCCGGCTTGAATCATCCCATGGATCACCCGACACAAAGCGCATGTCGATTGCCGCTTCGTCGCGGATGATCTTCCAATAGCTCTGGAAGTAGCTGTAGTCGTCTCTGATGCGCTTCAGCAGTTCTGGGTCTTGTTCAAGGATCGATTCGCTATCGTTTGCCCGCTCATCAGGTGATTCCAGCGCGGTCACATCCTCAGAAGCTTTTGGTGATGGCGCAGGTGTGGCGTCAATCTCTGGAGGTGCAGCACCGTCTCTGAATTGGTCAATTACGCCCATAGATTAGCCACCAATCGTTTTCTGCTGCGATGGTTGGTTCTGAATGCGAGTGAACTTGTTGAAGTCTCGCTCAATCCGGCGCAGTTCATAGGTTCCATAACTTTGCGCCTTGAACCGGAAATAGGGCCGCATCGCCTCAAACTTCTGTGCCCGCTCGTGCCGTGGGCAGGTTCCGAGCATGATCATCAAATGATCTTCGTCGGCCAGCAGGCGGCCAAGCATCGCCAGTTCTGCGCCTGAGCTGATCTCCGCCAGCGGTGTAGCCAGTAACCGTGTTTCCTCGGCCCACACTTGCGCGTTGTGGTCATTGCGCTGATGGTGCGGCGTGATGTTGGGAGTCGGAAGTCCGGATTTCATTTCAGGATCACTACCACTTGAGATTTAAGTAGTTCGGCCGTGTTTTGAAAAGCCGTCATGAGGACTTCTGGCTTGATGTCGAGAGGGTAGACTGTTCCCGTTCTCCCCATCCCCGCCATAACGCAATCCACAATCATATCCAGAACGTCGATGAGATTTACATCGGAGGGTACGCCGTCCTCATTGAGCAGGTGGTGACGGTTGACCTTGCGGTGATTATCCCACCACGTTGTCTGTTTGAACCCCGTGATAAAATCGCGGTGAAAACCGTCAATGTCGGATAACTTATCGTGATCGTGAAGGTACATGGCATCCACGACCTTAGCCGCAAAGAACTCAAGCCCCTTACGTACGTCATTTATGTGCTGGACGCTGCTCTCACGAAGAGTCTCTTTTGTGACCTTCGCAAAGTCACATGATCGCGTGTCTGCTGTCTTGCTTTGCTTGATTTCTATCATTTCTTTGGATACCCCGTTGACATCGTGCCCCGCGCTTGCGACACACTCATTGCACGGCCAACGCGCCCGAAGTTCGGCGGTGTCCATGGCTTCGGAGCCGATGGTTTCGGCACTGCAAGCTGTGGCGGAGGCTTAACACCTAACTGCTGGTGAATCGCCGCAGATGGAAAGAACTGTTTAACGCTCATTGGGCACCCTAACCTTGTTTTCCGCTTCAGCGAACCGCTTATAGGCGGCATCTAGTTCCGCCCTGGCTACCTCGTATTCGCGCTGATTATCAGACTTTATCTTGTTGTCACGTTCCGGGAACTTCTCGTCAATGTGACGAAAAAGTAAATTCTCCGCCGCCCGTGTCGCAACCCGATCTCGGTATGGTAAATTCGCGCAGTCTTCAGAAGCAAAATACTGAGGACCGAGTGCCCACCTCAAGTCGTGATCAAGCCTGATGCGAATGCTTTCTTTGGGATGGGACTCGGGTTCTCTGGCATTACAGAATCTCCAGCCGCACCGTGTTCCAGAAGCGCCGAACACGATACTCTCCCCAGTCTCTTCATCCGTCACTTCATAAAGCTGGTAATCGTCGCTCATTTGCTCCCCTTCGCCAACATCGCAGCGTGTTCTCGGTCTCCCTTAGCCTTCTCTGCCCGCTTTGCCGAAGCGCGCGCAATCACCCCGTTAGCCTCACGGACGGCAACACCATCGTCACCAGTCCGCTTGAGTACAGAGTTGGCAACGGCAGCCCACTGGCGTGCTTTCTTGGGCGTACCGGCCTTGCGGTCGTGCTTCGCGGCATCACCGGCGGTCCAGGGCATCGCTACCCCTTGTCTTCTTTGGCTTCGTCCGCCGCTACCCGCTTGTGGATTCCGGGGCTCAGCTTCTCTTCTTCCTTCTCATCGCGGGCGCTTTCGTCCATCGGGTCAACACCCTTGATATTCGCGTGCTTGACCAGGTGGGCCACCAACTTGACACCATCACCCTTACCAAACGGGTAGGACTTGGGTTCTTTATACGGGCTGTTGTCGTCACGGACAAAGTGGTGCTCGACAATGTGACCGCCGTCTTCGCCCTCAGTCAGCTTGATATGCGACAGCTCGCCGTCTTTCTTGGTGCTGGAGACTGCCTTCGGTTTAGCCAATGCTCCGGCTTTCTTGGCATCGAAAAACGTACCTGCAATTGAACGTCCCATGTGATTCCTTTCGTGATTAACTTGCGAGCTTTTTATTGGCCTTGCTTCTGATCTTTGCGGCCTGCGATGCTGACAGCGTGCCCTTGTTTACACCCTCGGTAGCTCTCGCTTTCGCGGCGACAGCGTGGCTCTTATCAGGAACCGGAAAGCGCCGCCCCGGTAGCGCAAACTCACTGGCCGGCAGAGCGTTCCGTGTTGCTGCTTTCAGTTTTGCCATGGTAACTCCTATCGTTTACTGGTTGCCCGAATTAGCTTTGTCATGAGTTCCCGTCGCCTCAGTGAATCTGCACCCTCGCGCTCTTCGCGCCACTGCTTCACAATCTCATGTGCTACGCGGTTAGCCTCTGGATACCGCTCAATCACCTGCTCCAGCTTTGACTCTACGCCCATACTACCGCCTTCCAAACGGCATGAAACTTCCGCGCCCTGTGTGCGATGGCGGTTGAGACGGCTGCTTCATCTGTGGTTCTGGCTCTTTACTCCCAATCGCAAAGTATGTGAAGGCCTTACCGCCATGGCTCGCCCAATTGTGTAGCGTGTGAGTGCTGTAGGTTTGTTTGCCGGGGTTCGATGCATCTCCCACCGCCTGCGCGCTCGCTGGAAGCGGTGCCCACTGGAAATATCGCAGAGCCCGCAACCCGTCTTTGCAGCCTTCGCGGTCGAAGTAGCAACGATGAAATACCGCGCGGCCCGCGTTAACCTGCTCCGATTCGCTCAGATTTCGCACGATCTGCACTCGACGTCCAGAGGCTCGCAGTAATTCCTCGTATGTCTTGCCAGAGCCTTTCTCGCGCGCTCTGGCGTCATGCGGAAGGTAATGTGTGCCGTAATTGAACGGCTTCGACTGTAAAACCATCAGCCAGCCATTATCCCCCACCAGCGGGCGGTTATTACCCTCTTCATAATCGATCAAGTGATACTCATATCCAACCGTCTGCACAAACCAAATGGCCGTGAAATCGCTGATTCCAATATCAAAGAATACGTCAACCGGCTTAATCGGATCATACGGCACGCTACAAATGCGCCCCGAGGTCTCCGCTGCCATCAGGCCGTCTTTGTAGATCGTGGCCTCAGTAATGCTTTGGCACTGCCCCTGCCAGATGTGCGCGAATCCGTGCGGGTCATTTATTCTGCACGCTTCCATCTCGTCCCGCAACACTTGGGTGAACCACGGGTTATCTTCGGTGGTTAGTTGATGGACCGCCATCCTCGCATCTGGTTTAACGATGAACCGCTGATAGGTGTCGTCGGATTCTAGGTTCGGATTGAACGACACCCATATTTCAGACTGCCCACGGTACAAACCGAAGTCCACATCGTCTTTCCGAATGGTAGGGATCAACACGTCCCATGACCGCTTCGTGACGTTCGCGGCCTCCTCAACCCAAACGATGTCGATAGATTCAAACGACTTGATGTTGTCTACCGTGAGCTGCCGCAACCCGGCGAATACAAACTCGGATCCATTCCTCCCGGCGATGGAACTCTTCAGAATGTCGTAGTGCTTCCCCATCCCGAGAAGTTCAATTTGATTCGACAATAACCGATGTACCGACTCCTTGATCGACAACATAGTCTCGCGAGCGCACAAGATACGCAGCGGGACAATCGTCCCCAGCGATAACAACGTCCGAGCAAAGGTCCACGACTTCGCGCCCGCCCCACGTCCCGAGGCCGCCACCTTGAATCGGTGCGGCTCTAGCAAGAATTGCATGGCCTCTGGAATTTGCGTCTTTATCTCGACTACGTTACCCATGGGTTATCTTTTTCTCATTCATCCCGAAAGTGTAACCCCGAGAAATTGGCATCTAACTGTTGATAATGTTTACTTATTGGTTATCTTTTTCCGACAATCTCGAACAATACCGTGGTTTTTATCGGTGAATCGCTCTCGCCGCCACCGGTTAGCGCCACCTTGTCCCCGTACTTTTTCGGCGCCAGCTTTGATGCGTACCACTTGCGGGCATCGATCTGAAGCCGCGACCGCTCTACCATGTCGCCAGTCTCAACAAATGTGCCGTCTTTTGTTTCCCGCGTTTTCTTGCCCTCACGGCAAGTGTCAGCGAGCTCAACAATCTGCGCGGCGTACAGGTCTGCTTGATCTTCTCTCGCACGCGCGTATTTCTCCGCAAATCCTTTGTTATCACGGTTCCAGCGGTAGATTGTATCTTGCACCGGGAAGCCGTTTTTACCCGCGAACTGATGCACGGCTCGGCCTGACGCAATCTCGGCGCAGATTCGATCTGCTATCACGTCTGTGTATTCGCTTGGCCTGCCCGCTTTTTTCATGTCTCGATTTCTAATCCCTTGATGTGCCA